GGCTTTCGCCCCTCCTCTTTGAAGAATTTGCTCGAAAGGAGTGAGTTCGGAAAGGGACGTCGTGACCGATAGAATTCGAATTTCCGGGGTAGTACCCGAGACGTCTGAAGTTCACTACCTATATGGGGCTACGCCCCAAGATTGGAGTGGACTTCCCGCTCGTCGGTACTGTATACCCACTTACTACGAATCTATTAAGGATTCGGTAAGCACGGGCCACAGAATAAATGCTGTGGACCATTGGAAAGTGCGATCCTCGTTAGGACCGCTTTCTGACTTCAGAAGAGAGGGAGTGTGGATTACCTTAGTTGGTAATGAAACACGAATCCCTTCATTCATGACGCCAGACGAGTATTTCGGTCACGTTGTTACCGACGGCCCTGGAGAAGCTGAGTTGAGTCTCTGGTCTACTGACGCCTTTAATAGGTTTCACGACCAAATTCCTACTGAAGTTAGCGTTGCTAACTTTTTGTATGAATTAAAAGATATCAAAGGGTTAATCCCTAAGATTGAAAAGACTCTCTCAAAGACGGCTTCCTCGAACTTCTTGGCCTACAATTTTGGGGTTGCCCCCATGATTGGAGATCTCAAGAAACTCTCGACTCTATCTGAATCTGTGGGCAAGAGGCTTCAACACCTCCGATCCACAGCAGGTAGGCAGATTACTGTCCACTATAAAGGTAAGCTACTTCATCGTGGCTTTCCGGTTAGTGTTCTCTGTAATCCGACATTTGGCACAAATGCCAAATACGAGTTTCGAGTAATTAGTTACGAAGGCTCCTATCACGCAAGTGCTAGGATTAGACAGAATCTGTCCGGCCTAAGTGACCCGTCTGCGATTCTCAAGGCGTATGCCGCTGCTACCGGATTGAATAACCCAGCCGCGATCGTGTGGGAAGCAATTCCCTATTCGTTCGTGGTTGATTGGTTCTTCCATCTGGATAAGTATGTGAACATGCTGGCTATTCAACCCTTCGGGGGCGAATATACAGTATCGGACACTTGTTACTCCCTTAAGGAGGAAACGGTGTACGAAATGTTCCAAAACTTTAATGAAGGTGAACCAGGAAATGCTAAGCATTCCCTGGGCCTCATTTCAGTGTGGCATTATCGCCGGTACCCCGGTCTCCCAATGTCTTGTGCTCTGTTGAGCAATGGGACATTGAACCCGAAGCAGCAGTTGCTTGCTCTAGCCCTCTTAGATATGAGGCGCTAGGTTCTGCGCATGCTGTAAAGTATAGATGTCGCAAGTTGGTAAAGAACCCGCTGGTGACACCTATTAGTGCGAGGTGCTAAAATGTTAGCAAATGACCTTACGCTCGATAACAAAGATGGAACAGATGTCGTTTACCGCCTGATCTCACAGAGCTCAGATGGTTCTCGACGGACCGACATTGCCAGTACTTTGGCCCTTCCCGCTGTCTTGAATATCAAGCACAGTGTGACGGGAAAAGCACCTAACATTGTCGATCGTCACCTTGTTCAACTGACCAAGGTGGTTCCAACTGCATCCGGATCTGCCACGATTAACGTTAACTTTACAGTTACCGTTCCTCGTGACGTTGCCGTCACCCAGGTGATGATTCATAACGCTGTTTCCAACGTTATTGATTTTCTCTTGGATGGGGCTTCCACCGGATTGGCTACTACAGCCAATATCGATGCGATACTCCGAGGTGAATCATAGGCTATAATATAGCATATGACTAGCCCCTGGGTAACTTCTCGCAGGGTCATTTAGTAGCGAGTGCTGACATTTGGCCTTGGATACCATTCCGAAAGGTAGGTATGAAAAGCCAAGATGAGTTTTATCTCAGCCTGCACGCGCAACTGATCTCTCGCGATCCTCTCGAAACATCTTCTTCAAGACGACTTTCCCTCAAACGTGATCTCCTGACCTTGCGGTCAAGATTTCATAATGAGGGACTCTCCTTCTTGACCAAGACTCTCCCAAAGTTGGGAAAATCTCTTGATCAAGGTTTGGTGAGTGGAAGGCTCAATCTCCCTGGAAACTTTAGGGTCTCCAGTGGGACAAGTATACCCGCTTTTATGCAGGAGTACTTTAGCCTTGTCTTTGACAAAGATGGTTTTCTTCTGGACGTAGTCCCTGTTGAGGCCATTAGGCATCTCAGACAGGTTCTCTATTTCTCGTATAAACTTGAGGTTCCTTACTCACCTTCCGAAAATTCTCGAGTAATCGAGGAGTTTAAGAAGGTTGACTCGGAACTCCAAGTCTCTGATGATCCTCTTGCCTTAGAAATTATTTCCTTGGCAAAGATTATCACGTGGAAGGTCTTCCATGATTTCAATCATAAAGACATTCATCCGAGACATGGTCCAGGAGCAGTGGCAACTGGTGAAAAGTTGGAAGACAAGTGGGTTTTTAACCGCTTGTACAACAGCATACACCAGGTGTACCCCTATTATGACTATTATGTCACAGGGGGTGCTAGGGAATTGTCTGATCGATTGGACTGGTATCGCTCTTTGCGGCGCCTCGAAAGCGGCGCAGCTAAGGTGGTACTTGTTCCAAAAGATTCGCGCGGTCCGCGCCTTATTTCTTGCGAACCATTGGAATACCAATGGATACAGCAAGGGCTTGGGCGTAAAATTTCCGAGTTCCTTGAAAAGGATTCAATCCATACAAGGAGACACGTTAATTTTAAGAGTCAAGAGATTAATCGCAGCATTGCACTTCGTAGCTCTGCTACTAAGTATTATGCTACCCTTGATCTCAAGGACGCCTCGGACAGAGTCTCCCTCGGGTTGGTACGGAGTATCTTTGAAAATACTCCAACACTTCTCCGAGCTTTAGAGGCTTGTCGCACGACGGACACCCGTCTCCCAGATGGGAGCGTAGTTCACCTTAATAAGTATGCACCCATGGGGTCAGCTTTGTGCTTCCCCGTAGAGGCATATCTATTTTGGGTGATCATGGTGTCTGCTGTAATTCATTCCACAAATTTGCCACTGGTAAATGTGGAACGTCGGATCTTCGTTTATGGCGACGATATTATCGTTCCCACAAACTGGGCTCCGATTTGCATACAAGCACTTGAGTTGATGGGCTTAAAAGTCAATCTTCCCAAGTCTTGTATCACGGGCTCTTTTCGAGAGAGTTGTGGTCTCGATGCCTTTAAAGGCATCGAGGTCACTCCTACTCGACTGAGTACCCCGTGGAGCGGTCAGAGTACAGATGGTTCTGCTCTAGCTTCCTATGTTTCCCTTGCTAATGCTTTGCATAGTAAAGGATATCTAGGAGCTAGTGATCTCTTATGGACGAGAATTGAGGCCGTATACGGGAATGTACCGTATGGGACTTCAATATCCTCGTTTCCATGTAGGATCATTACTTCTCCACTTCGTGCGGTTCACTTAAATCGTGAAACACATCGGTGGAGAGTAAACAGAAGTTTCCAGCGAATCGAGTTTTCTGTTTTGCGCCTCCGTGCTAGGCGAATTCAGAGTAAGCTCGATGGCTGGCCCCGTTTGATGCGTAACATGGTTACGCCTCCGTACGGTGATCCATCTGTCGTCGTTTTGCCGCGTTCGACGCAAATAAAACGCAGCTGGATGAGTGTTCTCTAAAGTTAGAGAACAGAATGGGGATGGGAGTTACGCCCCTGTCCCCCTCATAGGGTTG